ACGGCTATACCTGTACCTTTTAGAGGTAGAGCTATAAAAATTGCTGGAGATAGAACGATTGCGGATTGGACTATCAAAGTAATAAATGATACTAATTTCAAATTGCGTAATGCATTTGAAAGATGGATGAATGGTATTAATAATATGACAGATAATGAAGGATTAACGAATCCAGTTGACTACCAAGTTGACGCTTTCGTTGACCAATTGGATAGAAATGGGGCAACAATTAAGACATACACATTAAGAGGTGTATTTCCAACAGCTCTCAATCCTATACCTTTAGATTATGGTGAAAAAACTGATTTATCAGAAACAACTATCACTTTAGCGTATCAATACTTTGAAAGTAATACAACTACTTAAAAAGTACTATAAATAGTAGTGCAATTTAAGGAGAATTAATTATGGCTGAATTATTTGGATTTTCTATAACAAGGGTTAAAAAACCTTTAGATCCAAAACAAGCATTTACACAACCTCAAGCGGATGATGGAACACAAACCATCGCCGCTGGAGGGTATTATGGTCAATACTTGGATATGGAAGGCCAGTCAAAGACTGAGCAAGACCTTATCAGACGTTATAGAGAAATAGCTTTACATCCAGAGTGTGATATGGCAATTGAGGATATCATAAATGAATCAATTGTTGCAAACGAACTCAAGGATGCAATAAGATTAAACCTAGAACAGTTACCATTCGGTAAAGATGTTAGACGAAAAATAGAAGACGAATTTAGAGAAGTTTTAAGATTAATGAACTTCCATACTAAAGGGCACGATATCTTTAGAAGATGGTACGTAGATGGAAGATTATACTTTCATAAAGTAATTGATCCTGAATCTACAAGAAAAGGTATTACAGAATTAAGATATGTAGACCCAAGAAAAATTAAAAAGATTAGAGAAATAAGAAAGAGAAGACCAGATGGACCTGTTCCTTATGGTTTAAATATTATAGATGATGTTAAAGAGTACTTTTTATTTAATGAAAAGGGTGTAACAAATACAACATCTGGTGGTATAAAAATTGCTGTTGACGCAATTGCATTTTGTCCTAGTGGATTAATAGACCAAAATAAAAATATGGTCTTATCATATTTACATAAGGCAATTAAACCTGTTAATCAATTACGTATGATTGAGGACGCAAGTGTAATATACAGAATTGCAAGAGCACCAGAAAGAAGAATTTTTAAAATTGATGTTGGTAATTTACCTAAAGTAAAAGCAGAACAATATCTCCGTGATGTAATGGCAAGATATAGAAATAAACTTGTCTATGACGCAAACACAGGAGAGATTAGAGATGACAGAAATTATATGTCTATGCTTGAAGACTTTTGGTTACCAAGTAGAGAGGGTGGAAGAGGAACTGATATAACTACTTTACCAGGTGGACAAAATCTTGGTGAAATGGGAGATTTAGAATACTTTAGAGCAAAACTTTATCGTTCTTTAAATGTTCCTGCAAGTAGATTAGAAGCTTCATCTGGTTTTAATTTAGGACGTTCTACAGAAATAACTAGGGACGAACTTAAATTTACAAAATTCGTACAAAGATTGAGAAAGAAATTTACAGAAATTTTTAATGATATTTTAAGAACACAATTAGTTTTAAAGGCTGTGATTACAGACGAAGATTGGTTAGTCATAAGAGATGTAATTCAATATGACTTTTTGCAAGATGGACACTTTGCTGAACTAAAAGATTCTGAAATGTTGTTAGAACGATTAAGACTTGCAGATACAATGAGAGATTATGTGGGTAGATATTTTTCAGTAGAGTATGTTCGTAAGAAAGTTTTACGACAAAACGATAGAGAAATTGAAGATATTAATAATCAAATTAAAAAAGAAATTAAAGATGGTATTATTGCTGACCCAATGCAACAATACAAATCTAGTCAAGACACAATAGAAGGAGATAATTAATGGCAGATAATGAACAAGGTATACCTACTAAAACAGCGGAGTTTATAGGCAAACTGCAACAAGGAAGAAATGCAGAAGCTGGAGAAGCATTTAAGGATGCTTTAAGGGATAAAGTGGCAAGTGCGTTGGAAAAACAAAGAGTTGATGTTGCAGGAAAAATTTTTAAAGGAACTGAAGCTGAAAAATTTAGTGATCCTAAACCTGTAGTAACATCGGCGGATGCTAGAACGGATAAAATTATGGATACTGATGGAAAAGAAATAGCATTTGAACCAAAAGAACCAGAACCTACAGCACAACAACCTGAAACACCAGAGATAGAGGTAGCACCAGGACACGAAAATCCACCAACAGCAGGTGTATAATGAATATGGAAAGACTATTTACAAGTAAGGTAGTTGAAGATAGTAAGTATCTTGACTCTAAAAGTTTTAGTGCATTATCGCCTAAAATGAAAATGGCGGTGCAAGATACATTTAATTTAATTGAAACGCAAACAGGAGATATTATAAAAGTATTTGAAAATTCGGTAGAAAAAGTTGCTGAACATAGTAAAATAAATAAAGAAGAATTATATAAATATTTTGATAAAGAAATAGAAGAACAATTAGGAGGATAAAAAATGACAGTTGAGAACGTAGTAATAGTAAGAGGAGAATTCATTACTAATCCTAGTGATAATAATATTGGAAGTGCTAAATTTGTACGTTGTACAGCAACAGGTGACGCTCAAACAGTTACACTAAAAAATTCTAGTGGAATAACACAAGGTAGTCTTTACTTACACGCTGCTGGAGATACAATCATAGTTGAAAAACCTGTAGCTGATACTATCACAATAGCAAATGGTAATGCAAGTTCTGTTGACGCCTGGAGCGTAGGAGCAAAAAATGAGGATGACGTAGAATAATATGGCGTGGGTAGATGTACCAGGAACAAATAGTCTTTGGGAATATGAAAATACTGCTACGGCAGCTAATACATATGCAGACGCACCTGGAGTATATTCAGGTGGTATAAGAACTTATACAACTCCTGGAACAGGACAAGTAAATAAGCTTTATGCTAGAACTAGAAAAAAAGGTACCACTGTAGAACGTGGTGAATTATCTAAAGATTTTTATGACGCTACACACGTAGGATTTTAATGACAGTTGTAGCAACAAATTTAGTTGACAACAAAACAAAAGTTATCAGTACGGTAACTGGAAGTGTAAATGAAGAAAGTCAATCAGCACTTGATGTAACAAAATTAATTGACTCTACAAGTGAACCGAGAGTATCGGTTGTAAATGTACACCACGAAATATTAGGCACAGGCAAGGTTACATTATTATTTGATGAGAGAGAAATTTTAGAATTAACAGGTCGTGGTAATTATGGACTTAAAAAAAATGAAGATAAAATTGAAACAGAAACTACAGATAAAGAAGGACGAATATTTGTAAAATCAGACACTAACGTATCTAAATTTAATTTAGTATTAGAGTGTCGGAAAGAATCAGGATTTAATTAAGATGGCAGATACAGTAACAACACAAACAATAGCAGATACGTCTGGCGTAAAGTATGTAATTAAATTGACTAACATATCAGATGGTTCTGGAGAGATATTGGTTAAAAAAATTGATGCTTCAGAAACAACTTTTATGTCCGAAGATGGCGCTAGAGCTATAGCAAGAGTCTATTATTCTATTAATGCGTCTGATAATAAATCAGGAGTAGAATTAATATGGGATGGTGCTACAACTGCTACTGCCTTATTCTTATCAGGACAAGGATTTATGGATTTTAGAACCGATGGAAACAGTTTTACAAACAACGCTACTACACCTACAGGTGATGTATTGTTAAGTACAAAGAACTTTGCTACTGGTGATAACTACTCATTAATCGTTGAATTTAGATAAAAAATCTTATAAATAGTAAGAGAGAGAATATGAAACTAATTACAGAACAAGCCGTACAATCAGAATTTCTAATAGAAGAGATTGATGGCAAAAAGAATTATAAAATTAAAGGTGTCTTTTTACAAGCAGATATCAAAAATAGGAATGGACGAGTCTATCCTAAAGAGATATTAGAAAAAGAAGTATCAAGATATCATAGAGAATTTATCAATAAAAGACGTGCTTTTGGTGAGTTAGGACATCCTGATGGACCAGTTGTAAATCTTGAAAGAGTAAGTCATATGATTACAGACTTACATCCAGATGGA